TTCCACTCTTGCCGAATAACGGTGAGGTGCCTACGGACAGTATCTTCGGCAAGTTCTACCTGCTTAGCAATGGCGCTAGGGTGCAGGCCGGCAAGCAGAAGAGATCGGATTCGGTCCCTGACTGCCTGTACCTGTCCCTGCGGAAGTCTTCCTGGTCGTCCCATTGGTTCTCCTAAATGACGATGTCGTGGGGTTATTATACATCACGCAGTCACGCTCGATGTTGTGTGATCTTGTTTTTTGTGTAGAATGCCATTCATGGCCATTATTGATTACGACATCTCCACCGAGCAGGGAAGCAGCCTTTCTCGTGTCGTGACGTACAACGACGCGAGTGGTAATCCCGTAAACCTGACTGGGTACACCGCCCGGATGCAGGTTCGACCCCGCGCGTCTTCTGGCTTTGCCTACCTTTCCCTTACAAGCCCATCTGGCGGGCTAACCCTTGGGGGAACCACCGGAACCATCACGATTTTGGTTGACGGCTCTGTAACCTCCGCTATTCCGGCAGGGCGATACGTCTACGACCTAGAGGTTGTTAATGGCCAGTATGTGGATAAAGTCATGGGTGGAGATTTTCTCCTAAGCGCTGAGGTGACCAAGTGAGCCCACTTTCGATTGTTGATGAAGGCGGCACGATCTCTATCGTTCGTGCCCCCAATACAACCGCATCGGTTCGGCCATTTAATACTGCCGTATCACCTGCCCCCGCTGTTGTTAACGTTGGATCATCGTTTCAGTACTTTGTGTTTAACCAAAACAGCCCGGCAACAACCTGGAACATCACGCACAACCTTGGCCGACGACCAAGCGTTACCGTTGTTGACTCTGCAGGTACCGTAGTCATTGGCGAAGTGACATACACAAGCGATAATGCCCTAACAATCCAGTTTTCTGCTGGATTTAGCGGCCAAGCATATTTGAATTAGGAGACCATCATGGCAGTAAAGTTTCTTGCAAGCGTAGACCTCCAGAAGAATGAGTTGCTCAATGCCGCTATCCAGAACCTTTCGAGCGACCCAGCATCACCAGTTCAGGGGCAGATTTATTACAACACCGTCAGCGACGTTATTAAGTACTACGACGGAGCGGCGTGGCAGGTTATCGGCACCGGCAGCGGCACGGTTAGCAGCGTCTCTGCTTCTAGCCCGCTGGCTTCAACTGGCGGAAACACCCCGACAATCAGCATTCAAGACGGCACAACCTCGCAGAAGGGTGCCGTTCAACTTGAGGATTCATACGCCAGCACATCGACCACTAAGGCTGCAACGCCCGCTGCGGTCAAGGCTGCGTACGATCTTGCCAACGGTAAGGCAAGCACTGCCAATAAACTAGGCGACTTCGCTGCAACGACTTCCGCTGAACTTGCTGGTGTTATTTCTGATGAGACTGGCACTGGTGCACTCGTCTTTGCCAATACGCCTACCCTTGTTACGCCAAACATTGGCGCAGCGACTGGTACGAGCCTTGTGCTTTCTGGCGACCTAACGGTCAACGGCACTACCACAACGATTAACTCGACAACCCTGACGGTTGACGACAAGAACATTGAACTTGGTTCAACTGCAAGCCCGACCGATGCCGGCGCTGATGGCGGCGGTATTACCCTCAGGGGCGCAACGGACAAGACCCTCAACTGGGTAGATGCGACTGACGCATGGACCTCGTCTGAGCACTTGAACCTCCTGACTGGAAAGAAGTTCTACATTGCAGGCACAGAAGTCCTCAGCGGCACCACGCTTGGATCAGGCGTCACCGGTTCAAGCCTCACCTCGGTTGGCACCATCGCCACCGGTGTGTGGAACGGCACGGCAATCGCCATTGCAAACGGCGGTACCGGCGCTACGGACGCGGGCGCAGCGCGCACGGCGCTCGGCCTTGCAATTGGCACCGACGTTCAGGCCTACAACTCGACCTTGGCCGCAGTCGCTGGCGGAACGTATTCTGGCGACGACAGCATTGTCACGGTTGGTACAATCACCGCAGGCACGTGGAACGGCACCGACATTGCAGTTGCAGATGGCGGTACCGGAGCAAGCGACGCGGGTGCAGCCCGAACAAACCTTGGCTTGGCCATTGGCACGGATGTCCAGGCATACAACTCAACTTTGGCCGCAGTGGCTGGCGGAACGTACAGCGGTGATGACAGCATCACGACCGTTGGCACGATCTCCGCAGGTACGTGGAACGGCACGGCAATTGGCGCCACCTACGGTGGGGCGCTTCGCTACAACACGAGCGCAACCTGGACCGCAGGCGAAGCAAAGACCATCACCCACAGCCTCGGCACCAAGGCCGTACAGGTTTCCCTGTATGACTCCTCGGATGCCCAGGTCTTTGCCGATGTTGTCACCGCAACAACCGATACGTTGACGGTCACCATTAGCCTCGCAGGAACCTACCGAGTCGTTGTAAACGGATAATCAATAAAGAACGTACCCCCCACGGCGCTTGATTTAAGCGCTGCGGGGGGTATAATCTTTTTATGCCTAAATTCGTCAACACCCTTAAGCAGGCCGAACTAACCTCGGACCCCACTGCGGACGAGGGCACCCTCTATTACAACAGTTTTACTGATGAGGTAAAAATTAAGGGGCCGTCCACGTGGAGCGCATTAGGAGAGGCGACGACCACAGAGATGCCTACCGGGTCAGTTATAACTTGGGTCGGCTCCCCCTCCTCCCCGCCAACTGGATGGCTCCTGTGCGACGGCGCTGCCGTTTCCCGATCTACTTATTCAGATCTGTTTGCTATTACCAGCACGTATTTTGGTGTCGGCAACGGAACGACAACGTTTAACCTGCCAGACTTTAGGGGGCTTAGCCTTGTCGGCGCGGTATCCACCAATCTTGGAGTCGCGGTTGGTAATACTGCTGGGGGGAAAGTGTGGACATACGGAACCGCCGACCCCTTCACCGCCCTTTCACATTCATCCGACAACGGATTGCATACGCACACGTTTACTGACGACTCGCAGGGCGGCCACACCCACGCAACAAATCACACAACAACCGCAACGTATTCCAGCCAGACTGCGGATGGAGGGCACACGCACACCTACGCGGCCACTGGAGTAAGCAACGGACATTCTCACACTGTTGCAAACCTTGGGGCATCTTCTGGAACCATTTCAATGCGTACAAGTTCAGCATTTGAAACTGCGGCCGCAGTAAGCCACACCCACACGGTTGGCGATATCTCTGGGGGCAACTCTCATTCCCATACCGTAACTGAGTCAGTTACGACAAGTGCCGACCACAGTCACACGTACACCGGAACCGTGCCGTCATATACCAACACATCCGGAGCCGTTCCATCCCACACGCACGGCGGCTCAATGGCAGCAGACGGAACCGCAGGCCACACTCACAGTGACCACTCTGCCAATAGGGCAAGAGTTTGGTATTTGGTGAAGTCATGACAAAGATTCTTTCCAGCATCAAATTGCCAGTTGCCACGCAAGCGAATGTGGAGACTGCATATTCTGGCGCTGGGTTGATTTATTACGACAGCGTTAATGCTGTTATTCGTGTACATGACGGAACCTCGTGGTCGTCACTCGGTGGCTCATCGTCAATTGATATGCCGGTTGGATCTATTCAGCCGTGGCTTGGCGCATCAACCCCTTCTGGCTGGCTTGTGTGCACGGGGCAGGCGGTTTCAAGGTCAACCTACTCTGGTCTTTTTTCCGTAATTTCTACAAGATTTGGCACGGGTGATGGATCAACTACGTTCAATGTTCCAGACCTTCAGGGGTATCAAGTTGTTGGCGCCGCTGGTTTGGACCTGCTTGGCAACGTTGATAACACAGCAACATTCCGTCAAGGATCTGTTGATGCGCACTCGGTAGCAACGCATATTGGCGATGCGGCATCGCACTCGCATGCACTAACGTACACGGCGTTTACCGAATTAGAGCACGACTATTCGCATACCCACTCAGCGACTGCGTCGGATGAAACAATCACCTTTGCGGGACACACCTTTTCTGACACATCGTATGGCGGGCAGACTCACGGGCACACCGCTTCCGTTGCGACGGGCTCCGGCTTCCCTGCTCCCACCACTGGCTCAACAAGAGCGTCAACAGCGCATACGCATGCTGCCCCTGACGTTGGGGACGGGGTTCACAGCCACTCCGTTACAACCTCTTCTTGGTCCGCACATGCCGCACACCGACATAGCCCGGTGTTTAACCTAACAAACTCTGGCAATACGACATCTGCTTCCCCTTCTTCACACAACCACACAGCAACACCATCAAGCGATGGCTCGCACACACATACGGACCACTCCTACAAAACCTACATGGTCCACTATATTATTAAGGCGGCGTGATATGTCAGTAACATTTGTTTCCCCACTCGGACTTCCGGTCGCAGAGACTGACCAGGGTGCACCAAGCATTGCGCAAATCTACTTCAACTCAACTACTAAGAAAGTTAAGGTGTACAAGAGCACGGGTTGGGCAGAACTTGGCGGCTCTGCTTCTGGCTCCTCAGGAGAGCCCGGGATGATTACGGCATGGGCTGGCTCTCACGACAATGTCCCATCGGGTTGGATTCTCTGCAACGGTGACGCGATTTCTCGAACAACGTATGCAGATCTTTTTGCAGTTATTGGGACGAACTATGGCGCTGGAAATGGAACAACTACGTTTAACTTGCCCAACTACGATGACTATTGGCTTATTGGCGCACCGTCTGGCCTTACCACCGCGCCAGACCATGAAGGTCTTCCGGCCAGTTGGAGAGTTGCTTCTGGGGTTCAGTTTTATGAATCATTTAGCCACTCAACTAACGGCGCTCACTCCTCTCACACAACAAGCATGACCCCTGCGGGCTACCACAACCATGCCGCAAACCACACGCACGTCGTGACGACTGCAGCATCTAGTTCTGTCACACAGGCAAGCCATACGGCAAGCGGGGTGTTTAACTCCGCAGGGGCCGCGCACACCCACTCAATTACAAGTGGTGGACCATTATCCACCGCAGCGGTGGGCGAACTTGGTTCTTCTGTCTCTTCGCCGGTTCACACGCACGTCATCTCGCTTGCCTCAGGTGGGAGTAGCAGTAATCACGTTGTCGGCGGGGTATCGTATACTGGCTCGGTCTCCCACTCCGCCCACACCCACGCCAGCGGCACGGGAACCTCAGACGACGCCAGTGCCATGGGGATTAATGAAGCCCACAGCCACACGATGAGCGCCATTGCCAGCGCTGGTGGACATGCCCACGCAACACATGACCCGAAGCAGCAATTGTTGTATTATATTATCAAGACATAAGGAGACCCTATGGAACAGAGACTTATCACCATCGCTATTGACTACGAACTTGAAGACGAGCACCGGGTGGCCGCTGCCATCGCAGCGATTCAAGGCGCCTCAGCGAGCACCATTGAGGGTGCCGTTGACGCTATTGCCGCAAGGTTAGAAGTCATTCCTGGCGCGCACGTGCCTCATTGGTCAAGCCCAAAAACTGCAGATTGGGTAACGCAAAGTGAAACTATTGGTCGACTTCACGAAGCGATAGAGAGCCATGTCTGTCAGTGCTGCCATGAGATTGCAGTTGCCCCTGCTGGCGTTACTGGATTTGAGCCCGGGGTTTGCCCGCCCCCTCATAACTGCGCGGCGTGCGCAGATCAAATTATCTGATTGGAAGGATAGAAAATGGCCGGTGTGAAGAACAACAAGGCAAAGCGCGAAGCGTCTAAGCC